GATGGCCGCAGTGCCAAGAGCAATGACCGCAATGGTCCCTAAGGAGATAGGGTTGACGATCTGGGCGAATGCTGCCCCAAGGGCACGAACGGGGCTCACGCCTTGGGAGAGAGACTGGTTTAGAATAGCGGATAGCTGCGTACCCTGCTGGAGCGCAATAATCAGAGGGTTCATACCCGAGGCAGCAGTAACGCCGATATCCTGGAACTGCGCGGCAATGTTGCCAACCTGGAGATTAGCTCCAGCAACGGCAGATTGGGCACGTTGCGCGCCGTCTACGACCTGTTGGAAAGCGCCCTGAGCATTGAGACCAACCGCAGTGAAAGCCCGACCGGACGTGCGTGCCTCGGCTTCCATCTTCGAGATGATGCGCTCAAAGGACGTGCCCGCCGTAGTCAGGTTACGCAAATACTGGGTAGTGTTGGCCTCTAGGCGAACCTCAACTACGTCTGCCGTTACCGCCATCCTACAACCTCACGTCCGACATGCCCGCAACGGCGACCGCAAGAAGGTCCATCCCCTCTTCCCATTCCTGATCGGTTGGTTCGTTGGTCTTGGGGTTCATATTGCGCCACATGCTTTCTAATTCATACATGCTCATGGTCTCCCATGCGCGGGGGTCAATGCTGCGTAGAAGGAACGCGGCACGTATCAGGCCGAAGTTTGTTCTTCCGTCCCCTTCGGCGGGTAGGGCTCCCCCATGGGAGCTTCTGGCAATTCCTCCCAGCCAAAATGCACTGCCTTAAGGATCGCGGTTGCGGTCTTGAGCGTGCTGGACGGGTCGGCCTGAGGGTCAATTGGCTGTCCGTCAACGTAAGTCTTGACCAGTTCGGAAGCCTCCACAGGTGGTAAACCACCACCAATAAGGCCCAGCCGGATCGTCTCTCGCAGCATTGCGTAGGAGTAGTCCACACCGGAAAACGCGCGCATACAGATACGCCCGATCCCCTCTTTGCAGACACGTTCCAATTCCTCGATCTGTTTAGCCTTGAGGCCGAAGGTATAAACCCCCGGCCCCCATGCTAGTTCAACCTCAGCGGACAACCGCATCAGGCAGTAACCGGGCCACGGCTGGCGCTATACACATTGGTAGTGCCGCCTGCATTGGTTCCAGAGACCCGAACGCGCAGGAAGTTACCTACGTCAGGCGCGCCAGCGGTATAGGTTGCGGCAGTTGCTGCGGAAATTTCCGTCCAGCTGCCCGCGCCATTGGGCGAACGTTCCCACTGGTACGTAAAGGTCGGGGTGCCGGTCCACGTGCCCGTAACGGTCGTGAGGACCTGACCACTGGTCAGAGTACCGGTGAAAGTCGGGGCAACGGAGTTAGCGGGCGCTGCGGGCAGTGGGACCCAGACAGGCTTGCCATCAAAGATGATCGTGCCAGTAAAGGTATAGCGCCCGCGTGCCTCGGAGGTTTCTTCAAACTCGGTCAGCAGGGCTGGGCCTTCCAGATAGCCGCGTAGGTCAAGATTGGTCAGGTTGCGGAGCCAACGCACGTTGCGGAGACCGCCGTCGAGTTCCCATTCCTGCCATAGGGCGAGGGACTGCTGGGCGATAGTGCCCGAGAAGGTCAGCGTCATCCGCTTGGACACTTCGTCAATGCCGAGCCAGATTACCAGATCGGGGTCGTCGCAATCCGGAATGTCAATGTCAGACGTGTTGGTCGAGGTGGACTTGGTGAGGCTGGTAATGCCGCACGGGGACGAAAAGACTTCGGGGGTAGCCCCGTCGCCAACGAGGAGAGCCTGCTCCCCAAATTTGATCGTGTTAGCCGAGGCCATGGTTAGTGGGTCCAGTGATGAAAGTTGAACATGGCTACGGATAATAGTTGACAATGGTCTCTGTAGCAAGTTATGACAGGTGGGTCAGGTACAGGAGACGGACATGACTGAAGAATGGATCGAACACCATGGCAAACGCTACCCGGACTTGCCAATGGATACGCGAGTCGAAGTCAAGTTTGCAAACGGGATCACCGATAAAGGCGAATGGGGAGCAACGGTGGAATTCTGGCAATCTAATTGGGTTCATGATGATCCGGTTTACCCTCTGGACATCACTCATTATCGTGTGGTGACGAAATGACTGCCCCACTCGGACCAATCACGACCCACGAACAGTGGTATCGTAAACGCTCGTCAAGTTCCGATCATGGCGGGTGGGATAGCCACGGGACATATTACCTCGATCAGTTGGGGCGAGACTATAACAGCATTGAGCATGTGCTACGGTGCGCTATCGCTAAGGAGTTGGGGCTGTGATGTGGCATGAACACGACGGCGAGTCTTGGCCCGAACACGCCCACCCGGAAGAGTTGGTGGAGTTTGAGCGCGAGGACGGATCAATAGGGATCGAACGGGTCAATAACCTGTGGGATCGGAAGGAATGGAAGTGGGCGGACAAGGGGCGTGATATTGTGCGCTATAGGGTGAAGGTGTGACTAGACCAGAGGACATTCCGCAGGATATATGGGACACCGCGTTTGAGGCGCTTCACCCCCTAGTTCGCAAGCAGTACGAAATCAGCCCGTTCTCAATGGTCCAGCACCTTGGTATGGCCCGAGCTATCCTAGCCGAGCGCGAACGGTGCGCCAAAATCCTAATGACCCGACACGAGAACCACCCACAGAACGGGGAACAATGGGACGGTACGTTTTACGATTTGGCTGAGGAGATTATGGGACAGTTTCCACGCGCAGTTGCACGACCACGTGCCACTTACTAGCCTCAACATTATCCGCCAACGGACCAATATTACCAGTCCACGTTGCGTCACCACCTGCCCAGCTAGACATGGCCGCTAGGACCTGCTTGGCCAGTAACAGCACAGCGTCCGTGGACGGGCCGTTGGCAAAGACGTGCAGATCGACCAGAATAACCGACCCGTCACGGCACGAGTCCTCGTATGGGGTCGTGCTGGACGAATAGCGGATAAAGGGCCAAGCGACATTGGCGGGCGTAAACTCCCCGTATACCCCAGCGCCGGTAATCCGGGGCGTCAGGTGCGCAATGATCGATTGGCGAGTTTCTAGCGTGAGGTCAATGTCGGCCATAGCGCCACAATACAAGGAGTAGAGACGATGAGCAATAGACCCGACTGGTGCCCTGCGGACGTGTGGGCGAGCGTGGAGGCGTATTCCCGAGCCAACGAGCGGGAACCTACCATGCGTAAGGTTCAGGAGTTTGCAGCGCGTCTTGTAATTGCCGAACGTGAACGGTGTTCCAAGATCGCGGAGTCTTACACGGGGATGACGAAATGGGGGAACAGGGAGTATGGTCCGAACGTCTCCAGCCGCATCGCCCACGCTATCCGTCTCGACCCGCAAGCTTAGCCACGCCCGCAGCGATCATCTCGCGCCCCTGGGCTCGTGTGACCCGACCGGACCAACCGGCCTTGAAGGCGATCCATGACCGTGAGTTGGGTACGGGCCAATCATAATTGTATAGGACAGTGATTTTCATGTTGACCTCGGGGTCATGTGGGCGTAGGGTGAGTGTATTGGAAGCAAAGGAGATCGTAAAGTGAGTGACTCGGAAAGATGGCTGTTCACATGTTTTGCTATTGCATGGACAATATTGGTCGTATTCATGATAGCTACAGTGGCACCATACCCAATGAACCTCCTATTTTGTACGCTGTTCCCTCTTGGCCCAGTGTTCATCAAGGTAATCTGGAGCAAATAAATGATCGATCTAATTCAAGCAATACGCAATGGACAAGCCCCCGACGGATACGTGAGGGTAGCCGTGAAAAATGATGATTACGGGTACTATATCGATGTACCTAAAGAGGCCCGTTTTCGCATGACGGCACTAACTGAGTCTGCGGCTATTTTCGGTGGAACAAAGTCAAGGGCACGAGAACTAATTGACGCTGCCCAAAATCAGCCAGAAGAATATCACGTACGTCACAATGGTCAAAATATCGCGATGTACCTCGGGGATGGCGCTATTCGGGAAGCCTTTGACCGCGTAGTTAGCAGAGGCGTACCCGGAGAAAATTACTCGATCCACAAGAGGGAGGGCGATGTAGTTTCCCTAGTGGTCCAGATGTCCTTGCCTAAATAGGCACGCCCCAAACCTCCCAGTAACTCTTAGCCGGGTCCTGCCGGGGAGTACGGAGCAAATAGGTCCTACCCCCGGCAGTAAGCTCCGAATCGCCCGTAAGGACCAATCCGGGCTTCTGGAGGATCAGGAACCGAACGTCGTCTTGCGAATAGCCACCGGCCACACGGGTCGCTTCGTCCACCTGATCTTCTTGCACTTTAACCGCAACTGGGTCCGGTGGGGTATATGTGCCCCCACCCTGACCGTCGGGAACCCAAACGGGGTTCTGGGTCAGTACGCCGTCCAGATAGAACGTGCCGAACACATCTGCAAACAAACTGGCAATGTCGCCATCAAGTAATCCCATTCAAGGAGCCTACCACAATGTCCCTTTCCACGCTAGCCGTCGCTGTCCTCTCCCTAGCCACCCCCGACCCATGTACTGACGCCCGTGATTTTGCCGAGAGTATCGCCCGCGCCCGTGATAGCCGGGTGCCCATTACGGCAGTTCTCGACATCGTAGAGAGCGACCAGTTGTGGACCAGTATGGTCGCGATCATCTATAGCTACTCTAGCGTACCGCCCGTGGCTATTGGCGCCATGGCTGAGTCGGCTTGCCGTGATGCGCGCTAGGGTAATGGCCCTCCATCGAGAGGGTCTAACCCAAGCCCAGATAGCCGAACGCCTGGGACGGTCGCGCAGTACGGTCAACGGGCATATCCGTAGGGACAAGGCGGGACAGGGGCTAGTGGGGTTCGTAGCCTACGCTGCGGTCCCGCACGCCCACCCGTTAATCCATCAGATGTGTGCCCTCGCCAATGAGCAGCGTATTGATCGCAAGGCCCTATGCTCGCGCGCGGGTGTGGACGTATGGGCGATGCGGAGGTGGATGGCAGGAGCGAACCCTCAGATCAATACGCTCAGTGCGGTCTTTGAGGTCCTGGGGTATTCACTCACTGCAAAGAAAAACGCCCCCGGTTATTAGCCGGGGGCGTCCCATGATCTGGTTGCGCACGTGTCTACAGTAATCCGCCCGGATACCAGCCGTCAATAGGCCAGCCAAGACCATCCTTGGAGTAGGGGGTCCGACAGTGCCCGACGCCCCCACTGACCACACGCGGCCCGCCACGCTCCATACGGAGCAGGAGGGCATAGAACTGGCCACATGGGGTCTGACCGAGCCAAGAGGTCCATGTAGTCCCCTCTGCTGCGGCCCGCTGGTAGCGCGTAAGGGTAAGCTGGCCGGACTTGATCGATTGGTACGACGCGGCACCCGTGCGCCAGCTAGTGGACGCTGCGTCCGTGCCGAGCCCATCGAGCGTCATGAAGTGGCACGTGAGGGCAGCTAGGGCGTCATCGTTCTCGGGGTCAAATACGTACCGTGCGGCCATGTCCAGGTACATTTGGACAGTGGGGTCCGGTACGGCGGCGAACTGAGGTTTGCGGGCCTTAAATTCTGCGGGTGTCATGTCATGGCCTCGAATAGCTCAATCTGCATGAACGAACCCGTAGGTCCAAATTCTAGGCCACGGTTTGCACTATAGCTGTGCCATAGGCGGGAGGATATGGAGTCTCCTGGAACCACGGGGAAAATGCTGGTAACGAGTCGTTCGCTCTGCCTCGTACCGTTAAGGGCCGGAGAACCGTGCTGGTCCACTTCTACCTCATTAACGTAGGCATAGGCGTAAACATAGGTGCCGGTATCAACACTCTGCAATAGTTTTATGGCTACGGTGACACGGGCAAAACCCGCCCATGCTGGCACTGTGTACCGCCCGGACCCCGCGTGCCCCCCGAATGGGTCATATACCACACTGTCCCACGCGATATGACGCGGCGCACCAGCTTGAAAGCTGCCTGTGGAAGCGCGTCTGATTAGAAAAGCTGGTACGGCTGGGCCAATAACAGCCCCCGTGGGAAACGTTGGTAGGACGGGTTTGCCGCTTATGTCTGACCAAGGCACAGGTGACGCACTGGGCCGCGCCCCTACCGACGCAGCGTTAAGAGTAACCGCCCCGTCCGCGCCATTCACAGAGGTAACGGGAGCAGTATACGTGCTAGGGAGCGCCCCCACGTCCGCAGCGGTCAGTACCACGTCGCCAATCTTGCCATTGACCGACGCAACTAGCTCGCTAGAACCGATACGCTGCCACACCCCAGCGGCAAAGATCGCCCAGTCACCCGGATTGAACGTATAGGACCCGTTGCCGAAATTGAACGTGCCGCTAGTGCTGGCCTTATAGAAGTCACCGACAGAACCGGCCCCGTCGATCAGGGTTGGCGTATTGGTCGTAGGGTTCCATGCACCCTTGAACGATAGGCCACTCACGTTGAGGTGGACCATGGGTACAAGGCCCGCAGCGTCTAGGGGAGCAACACCGTTGGCGGCTCCGCGCTGAGCCAGGGGCACAAAGTCCAACGAGGGCTTGCCAGTCAGGTCGCCATACGCACCCGTGGGGATTGTCGGACGCCCGGTTAGGTCAG